TCTTCTTCTATACGGAATTGTATCTCAGTTCTGCCTAGCGTAAAGATACCATCGCCTATACGACCATCCCCAAAGATATGAACAGTGTCTCTACCAACTCTAACAGCCTCACCTATAGTAGTTGAATGATGAACCATTCCCCAAGGCTCATTACGATTTAACATATCTCTATAGTCTACATTAACTACAGCAGGATCAAACCTATCGCCGGTTTCTTTCTCCATTGATAGATTTAAATAACTACGAAAGCCGCATTTCCAAGACCTTGGATCTTTAGTTGTGTAGCGATTGCCGTCAGCATCTTCGTATATGAACCACTGAACACCGGGATACTCTTTAGAACATCCTGTTTTTATTAGTGGGTCTGCTACAGCACTATAAGATAGAATTAAGAAAAGAATAAATCTAATCATTAAAGTATTTTATTAATAGCATCTAGCTCTGCCTCTAATTTAATGTGTATATCCCCCGTAATTTCTTTAAAGGATCTAATAGCCGCACGAATTAATACTTGGGCTTCTTCTTCCTTGAAGGCTTTGGATATATGTTCATCCGGTAATTCAGTTTGCTCAGTCATTATCAAGCCTTCTGAATCTACTAGTACACGGAAGCCTATTATTGTTGCATCTTTTAACGGCATCAGAGTTCGCAAGCCCCGCCAACACAAGCTAGTGTTTGCGCTCCTTCAGTGAAGTCATCAGCCTCATTAAGATTCCAATCAAACTCTGTTGGGAAGCCCTCAACCATTTCATTGTATTGTTCTTCTGTTATTTGCTCATATGGTGCTTGAGCATAACTGTGTTCGTCATACGGTAAAAAAGATATACCTGATATATCATCAAAGTTGTTGTATACCCAATTACCAATCTCCAAAAACTCTGAGTCTCTATAGTACACAGTAATACTAGGCTTGTGTTCACACCAATGCTTCTGGTACTTGGCCCACAACTCTAACTGTTCCATCCCTGTCTGCTCTGAGGCAAACACAGCGCTCTCTGGAGCCTTCTTAGGGAAGGAGAATACCTTAGTACTGGGTGAAAAGTTATCCATCTCATGAGGCACTCCAGCGTCTTCTAAGACAGCACACAGGGGGTCACGCATATCTGCTCTAACACGACGAATATAATATGGTGCATAGCGTCCGTGGATACCTGATGCAGAATCAACTAACTGAGAGACTGTGCCGCTAGGCTTAACACAGGTGATCGCTGTACTCTGAGAAATACCTAAGCGCTCTGCCCACTCTTTATTTGTTTCTATAGCTATGTCACGTAAGTTTTCAAGCAGTCCATCAAGATCTTTGTTCTCAAGAGTAAGTAAAGGATTGTCAAGAATACCTGTAAGGCTTACTCCTAAGAGCGCCTCTTCTTGGGTGTTGGCTTTCCAGATTCCTCTGAGGTATCGGAAGTCCGTGAGAGTGGCTTGGAGAGTGCCCAAGATAGTCGCAATTCGTACTTTTCTCCTGAGAGATTCAGGTGTATCTTCCGGTCTGACGACAACTTCTGAAAGGTTGCATACTTGTGACTTTCTAAGGATGATTTCAGAGCATGGATTTGTTCCGAAATCTCTGTCGCTATCCCGCCTACCATTTCTTTCAGCTTGTTTTTGGCTTGCGGCCCTGCTGAATATTCCTCGTTCTCCACTTTTTGATTCATAAAGACTTCTCCATTCATCTAAAAATAATTCAAAAGAAGGCTTGCTATTATAACAAGCACTGTTATTTGCAAGGCCGCGCTGTGCCTCCGTATTATACCATGCTCCATGCTTCGCTTGTCGTAGTGCATCGTCTGATAGATCAGATAAACTAATTAAAGCTGATCGTCTGACTCCTCCGACAACGACGATTTGAGCAATCTTACAGCAAAGATCGTGGCATTCAAGGGACGTAAGCTTTCGTCCAGCCGCTCCCGTAAATAATCTAACTGTAAATTTGAAGAGGTCGATAAGAGGTTCTGGGCCGCTTGCTCTACCTCCAAAAGTTTTGAGCGAGGAACCCGCAGGTCGAACTCTAGATGTATCCCATTCTGGTATTTGACCTGAATACAACAACGATACCAGTTCCCTAAACGATTTCGCCCATCCAACCTTTGAATCCGGTACGTGTATGACTGTATCTGTTGCATGAAAATCCTCTGCAATCTCTGGAAGTTTAGAAACGTATTGTTCTTCTACGCTATAACCAACACCTGTACCGCACATAAGAACATACATCATTTCATCAAAGCAACGTGGGCTATCAATAGCAAGATAACTACAATTAAACCCTGCCATGTTGTCACGATCTAATGCTTCACCAGCGGTCATCAAAGCCCTCATAGACGGCATGACTTCAAGATCGTGGATAGCTTTAAATATTTCTACACGCTCATCATCATTGAGTTTGTCACCCCAATATTTTATGTAGCGCGTTATTGTTTCTTTCCATGTTTCTCGACGCTCTTCACTTGGCAGGTAACGGGCGTAACGGCTTTTGTGTATGTATTCTTGATAGGCATCCAATGTTATTTCTCCATTTCATCTATGTCATTTAAGTCATTAATATTTAATTTATATTTGTTTCTTTTCTTTATAGGTTTTAACTTTTCTTCAGTTCGTTCTTCATACTTTTTTCTTTTATGGCGACTAAACTTTTCTAGTCGCTCACGCTTACGATCATTCATCATCACTCAAGCTCTCACGCTTTGAAACATCTATCCAAGAGGAGGGAATACTATCTTCAGAAAACCATCTAAAACCTTTTGAAGAGGCCCATTCAGAATGGTTACGTCTTGTACCATCCTTACGGCGCTTTGCTTGTGGCATAGGAGCATTGGGATCTGCAAACAAGAACACTAGCTCTATATCTTCTGGCAAAGCTTTAGCGATCCACACATACTTATTATATTCTTGATGATCCCAGAAGCGACCCTTCGCCTCAAGATATATTTTCTTACCCTCTACTGTGCGGATAAAGTCTGGATGATAAGTATGCTCGACAATATATTCTGCCTTTTCAGAATGTATCTTCCAATCATTGAGTATGCCTGAGTGTAGCTCATACTCCCAATTAGAATCATAGCCACGGACAGGGGCTTTATCGACAGGCCGTTTGACACGCGCCTTCCTATAACCTTTTTTTATTTTTGGTTTCAATGTAGTGTTGGTATCCCTTCAAAGTGTGAATGTAATATAGTATACAACTCAAATAAAAGCTCGTCGTCTATTTTTTCTTCGTCTGCTAACTGTCTGGCGCAGAAGAAAATTAAAGCTTCTATTGTTAATACTTTCATTTTAAATCATCGGCAGTGTAACTGTCAATAGGGCGTGAAGGGTTTTTGTTATAGAAATATTTAAGTTTATTCCTTGTCCACCTTTCTGTAAAAGCAGAGTTAAAAAACTGCCTGTCTTTGAAGTAGTGAGATGTTTGGTTTAGATACTTCTTAAAGTTTTTCAGATTTATTTTATCTGCTTCTTCTTCAGGCATGATGCTGTGCAACCACTCGACAGAAATGGCCTTGACCTGTCTATTGATTTTTTTCATTATTTTACGGTTCACACAACCTCCTCGACTCTTGGTGCAACTTCTACGTGAGTCAGATACGTCGGCCCACTAGAATATTTAAAAACTCTAAGCCCTGTACCATTGTTAGCATCTTTGTAGCATTCAAATTTATAAGCACAGTAATTACAGTTACGGTGTAGTTTCATGTTGCCTTTCTTACCTTCTGGTACAGACTCATAGCATCGTGGTGGAGGCGTAGCCAGCTTCAAGGCTTTCTTTACAGTTTGTATTTGTTGGTTAATAGCAGGCTTGTCAAGCTCTTCTGGGCGATAAAGACATAGCTCCCCACTCTCTTTGTTAATAACAAGGAAGCCTCCCTCAGAAGACTTCTCAGCCTCCTCATAGCCTGCAAGCTGTGACATATATCCGAAAGGATCGTCTTCAGCTAGGCGACCCTCACGAAATTTATTAAATGCAAACTTAGATGCAGTCTTTACATCAACCACTTCACCATCAATCTTACAATCAATGTGGCCTTTAACACCTTTGACTGTAATTTCTTTTTGCTCGTCAGTGACATTGTGTCCTGCGGCACGAACAAGCATCAAAAGAATTTCTTCTAGAATGTGACCGTAAAGAAACTTTATCTGTAAAGATGGGTGAGGTGTTGTGCTTTCTGTAGGTATATTCTGCTCATACCAAAGCTGTCTGGCAGGCCGACCAATATTAGACATACGCAGAGAGAACTCTGAGTTTCTTTCTGCTGGTCTAGCCCAAGCCAGAAGGGAATCTTTGATACGTGATGCGGTCATGTCCAGATCTTCATCT